CTGAAAAAATAACATAAACCCCTATTCCCGATAGGTAATTAGGATATATGGAATGAAAATGAAAAAAGCTTGCAAACCGTTCTAGTGACTGCTACAATAATATAAGCTTCAAAGAGAAAGGGAAACCAAATGAACAAAGCAGAAGCCCGTAGCCTATGGAGCGCTCTAAATTCTTGCACATGCAAACCCGGTGTGCACGCTCCATTTGATTGCGTATGTGTTCACGATGAAGTCATATACGCAACAGACGGATACGTTGTGAACCGTATCGAGGGGTTGTTTAATTCTGGCAGCGTGTTTAGTGCTTTATACAGAACTGATTTAGCGTATGCTTCGCGCGTTGATTTGTTGGACAAGGTGCTGACATACACCGTTGGAAACAAGGACTTCACAAGCGCGTGCGATTACTTCGACTCAGCGCAAGTAATCAAGGCTTTGAGAGTGCATAAGTCAGCAGGTGCGAAGCATATACAATTCGCACCTGCTACGGGGCGCGTTAACGCACCTCTAATCATTCGCAGCGAGATACCAAGCAACCACGGCCATATAATAATCACGTCTGCAGTGCAGGGAATGAGGTAATAAACAATGACCACGGATGAACGCAGATTTATAATCAAGACCGATGAAGATTTGACCGAACTCTATAGGATGTACGCGGAAGATATCGCGCGTCTGTATAGACTTGTTCACGGGCTAGCAGGCGCGTTAACCGCGCTAATAGTGCTATTCGTGATAGTCACGCTCAACATATACGCTACTCTGGGGGTTATTTAACCCCCTTTTTATTACATGTATAATTTCGCATTAGGTAAGGCACCGCGTAAAAGGTGCGTGGTGTCGCTTGATTGAAAGGATACCAATATGGACGCGAGCACTATAACGGAGTTGATTAGCAACGTGGCATTCCCAATCGCTGCATTTGTGATGATGTTTTACTACAGCACGAAGACCGTAGAGGACATGCGCAAGACCATCGAAGAGAACACTCTCATTATGACGAAGGTCATAGAAAAGCTCGACAGCATGAATCAGGAGGGCTAGTAGTGTTGAAGAAGCTTCTAAAGGGATGCGCGGCCTTTGTCGCGCTTGCGTCCGCTCTGGTGGTGGGTGCGCCGTCTGCGTTCGCGTGGCAGGAGATTGACTATTTCATCGCGAACGGACACGGCACCATTTCCCCTAGCTATCTTGTCATCCACTCCACAGCTAACCCCGGAGCAACCGCGTGGAACCACGTGACCTATTGGAATCGTGCGGGCAACAACGTGGCAATGGCTCAATGGGTGTGCGACTGGACGAACGGGGGTACCGTCTATCAGGTAATGCCCGGCAACGCTAAGGCGTGGCATGTGGGCAACGGTAACAACGTTTCGGTAGGTATCGAGATATGCGAGGGCACCACGCGCGAGCAGGTGGATACGGCACTCGATACAGCCGCTCAGTGGGCTGCATACTACTTGAATCAAAAGGGATGGGGGATTAATCGTATGGTATCCCATAACGATGCGCGCACGCTCTGGGGAGGTACCACGCACACCGATCCCATTCCGTATCTGGAGCGCTGGGGCTACAGCTGGGATTGGTTCAAATCGAAAGTTCAATCGTATATGGACGGGTCTACAGGCACCGAACCCGTACCCGATTCCGGCAATCAGAACAACGCGCCCGCGCATCCCACTGATTCCGTTGAAGCTCTGGCCGCTGCAGTCATGCGCGGAGAGTACGGGAGCGGGCAGGCGCGCCGTGATGCATTGGGTAGCCGCTACGATGAAGTGCAGGCGTACGTAAACTCGCACTATTTCGGTATCGGCTCAGGCTCCAGCTCCAAGACCATAGCGGAGCTGGCCGCAGCAGTCATGCGCGGCGAGTACGGGAGCGGGCAGGCACGGCGCAACGCGTTGGGTGGCCGTTATGAAGATGTGCAGGCGTACGTGAATAAATACTACTACGGAATTTATTAAAATAATCGTTGACACGCTTCACTGATATTGTTTATAATACTAATCAAGGCAACGGGGAAGGAGTTGACATTATGCCTACCAATTTTGAACGTGGATTAATCGGCAGGACGGTAACGTTCTCGCACTGTAAGGGCCAGCGCGTTGTTGATGGGGAGTTCGAGCCGTTCGAGTATGAATTGCTCGGGGATTATTCGAAGCTTTCCAAAGCCACCAACACGCTGCGTAGAAGGCTGAAAGACCCGACCATTACCATTACAGACGTTGAAACGGACTCGGATTACTACTCAATGCCGATTAAGCTCTTTGTAGAAACCGCAATTAACTATAAGAAGGGACTCTAACCATGACTGAGACCAACCAGCTCGCAACCATCGACACCGACACCAACCTCTACACTCCCTCTAGCTATTCCTCTATCCAGCCCACCGATGCGGAGACCCGCAAGCTCGTTGTTAACGCGATGAACAACGCGGAATCGCTCTCGGAGCATGAGGGCGAGACCTTGGACGTTATCGGCGTTTTCACCAAGCCCGGCGTGCGCCGTTCCCGCGAGAAGAACGGCGTTGATATGCCTTGCACCAACACCACGATTGTTTGCGCTGACGGCAAAGCGTATTTCTCCCAGTCCGAGGGCGTTCGCAACGCAGCCGATAACTTCATGGCCGCCCAGCTCTTTGATTCCGGTGAGGTTGTCCAGATGAAACTTGTTTCCTCTAAGCTCCCCAACGGGAACACTCGCAAGACGCTTGTACTTGTCTAACATATAATCCTAACCAGTTGTCTCTAAGGCGGTTCGGCTTGAAGCCGTTCCGCCTTTTTTAACCGGAGGTCTTGAAATGGCAAGAGCCAAACGTGCATCTGACGAGACGTATAACGCCCGTAGGCGTGCCAAGCGCCTATTGGCGCGACTTGAGCGCGAGAATACAGCCGGAATGAGCGCATCGCAGTTGCGAGCGCGAGCGGACTATATAGAGAGCGTGCGAGCGCAGATTACCAAGTCATATCAAAAGACGCGTGCCGCATCCGAGGTCGCAGGCGCTAAAGAACGCACGCAAGCGGCAGCCGCTCAGCTCGACCGCATGACATCCGCACCTCGTAAGGTGAAGAGCGCTAAAGAGCGCTCGGATATCTTTTTCGCCCGGCAATTGAACCTTGCTAAGATTGGGCAACCGACAACGCTAGGTGAGCACGCGAGCGAGAAGGTATCTGTGTTCTACGCAGCGACCCGCCAACTATGGCGCGGACGCGATGCACGTAAGCGCAACGAGTACATAATTCGCGGCCTTGGCGCTAACTCGTTAGCAGAAGCATTCGAAAAGGTTCTTAGCGCCAATGAAGATGCGTTTCAAGCTGCGATTGGCTCCAAGGTGACATCATCGTTCGTGGAAGGGATTACAAGTGAGAACGAAGCGTTTTACAACGAGGTTGATTACGACTCGGAGCTGATGGGGTCTGACTGGTGGGCTTCGATGCTCGTGATGTTTAGATAGCTCGAAGGGCGTTAGAGGGAACACATGGCGCGCAAACGTGATAGCAAACAATTCAAGATAGCTGCGTCTTACGATACTGAGACATGCAACATCCTTGTAGATGCTGCGGCGAACAAATGGCGTGCATACCCCGTGCTATATATCGTCAACGATTTGCGAGGGGTGGACATCCGCACGTACGAAGTCGGAGCGGGCAACGTGTCCTTTTATCGCCACGGTTCCGAAATGCAGGCCGTTATAGACGATTACATAGCGTGGGGCGAACGCAACGGATGCGTTCCCATCATCTGCGCTTATAACCTCATGTTCGACCTGCAACCGCTTATGTTCGACCTAAACGATCGTTACGATATGGTTGCGAGCGCGCAGAGCGCGACTAGCGCCTATACCGTGGATATCGTGCAGGAAGGTGTTGTTAAACTCCGTTTCTGGGACACCTTCTATCTTGAGATGCGCGGGCTTGCCAAGATGGGCGAGACCTGCGGACTGCCCAAGGCCACGGGGGACTGGGACTACTCGAAAATCCGTACACCTGAAACCCCGCTGACAGACGAAGAACTGTATTACGCGGGGCGCGATACGGAAGTTATCCCGGCTTACTTACGGTACCTACTCGAATCCAACGAATGGCTTCAACCTGAGTGGCTTGGTGTTCGAGTGCTTACTAAAACGTCACTGGTGCGGCAGGCCGGTAAGATGGAGACCGGGCGCTTGCGTATCCCGCGCGGCGAGGGCAAACCCGTGTCCGTTCAAGCAGCGTTCGAACGGATGTGCGCGGAAGAATTAGCGCCTACATATGCTCAGTACGCGCTCAGGAAGGCGTGTTTTCGCGGGGGATTCACGTTTACGTCTGCGCGGTATTCGGGAATCGTGCAACGGAACGTGTACAGCATAGACGAGACATCCGCGCACCATGCCTATATCAACGGGCACATGACCCCCGTTAAGTTTCACGGGCTTGCGCCTACGATTCTGCAGCATATGGCCGATTCCGTTGTAGACACGAACCTTGATACCGCGATGAAGCACTGGGAAGAGCCTTTTGGATGCGCGTTTCACGCTCAGATACGTTTCACGTGTCTGCGTTTGCGAGAGGGTAGCGCGTTTGCGGCGTGGGATATCGCGTTGCTATCCGAAGCCAAGTTTAAAGGATGCGGCCAGTTGGGCGAGTGGGGTAGCGGGGACGCTGACAGGCAGACCGTAACCCAAGTGCGAAGCGCCGGTTACGTTGACGTTGCAGCCGGTGCGCGTTTCGCGTTCGGTAAGTTGGTGAGCGCTCAATCGTGCATCGTGAACGTGTCGGAAATGGAGCTGTGGTGCATGAGCCGTGTCTACGAATGGGATTCTATGGAAACCATCTTAGGCGAGGGAACGTGCAAGTTCGTGAAGCCGCCAGACTACGTAACGCTTTTGTCCAACCTTTTCTACGCACGCAAGGACGCGTGCAAGCAGATATTGAAAACGTATAAGAGCGGTGAGCCATACGCGCGATCTATACCGGGCAGCATTCCCGAGGGCATAGCCGCACGCATTCGCACGGGCGAAATGCCGCGCTCCGATTTGGAAGCCTATTACGGGAGCACGGTAAAGGGAATGTTTAACTCGATATATGGCATGGAAGCGCAAGACGTTTTCAAGTGCTCCTATAAGGTTTCGGAAGGAGAGATTAGCGTTGATAGGGATACGGTGGTCACGCGCGAGAACTACGAAGAGCACTACAAGGACGCACGTAAGAAGCTCGTTCTCTATCCTTATGGCCTTCGAATCGTTGGCGGTTCCCGCATGGCTATCGTTGCCGCTATCGAGCTTGTATATAGGGCATTTGGCGAGCGCGTGCGCGTGCTGGGAGGTGATACCGATAGCTTGAAGATATCTTATAACGAGGACGCGAGCGCGGATGACCTAATGGCTGCGCTAGAACCGTTTCATCGCGCGGTAACCGCGTCTATCGATATATGCATGGAGCGCGTGCGCTCCAACTTCCCGTCTTACGCATCCCCGCTCACCGGAGTCGGCACGTTCGAGGTGGAGGGGGACGCGTATCCGCTCCATATGGACGCGTGGAACAAGGCGCGCGTGAGCTGGGATGGGCACCACGCGCATATAACGTGCGCGGGTCTTTCCAGACCGCAGGGCGCCTACCATATCGAGAATTGGATAGACGATATGAGCGCACGCCACGGATTCGAAGAGGTAGCGCCGCGCGTGCTCGGATGGGGCGTGCGCGTGTCCAATAGGGTGTGCCATGCGCTCGAACACTACCGCCCGGCTGCATCGGATGTGTTCGATGCGTATGTGACCGACTACACCGGTGCGACCGCGCGTGTGATATCTCGCGAGTCGATAGCGCTCTATCCGTCTGACCGCGTGCTAGGGGACGCGGAAAAAGGCGGCAATTCGCGCACCGTGGCATACGTTCGCGAAAAGTATGCCCGCGAGCTGGATACTTCCCAGCGCGTTATAGACGTGGCCGATGGGAGAGCAGTATATACATACACAGATGAAGAAGGATGTGAACTTGAATGGTGAACCTGAATGACGGAGTTCATTACAACTGGGAAAAGACGCTTTCATATAACGCGGATGTGACTATGGTGGTTGGCGCTCCGAACAAGGGCAAGACGTACGGCCTTCGAGCGTACGCGCTCAACCGCGCTATCAAACGCGGTTGCCGGTTCGTGGAGGTGTGCCGCACGTTGGACGAACGAGACGCGGTAAAGAAAAGCTATTTCGACAAGCTGGCCGCTACCGATGACGATTTTGGGGCGTTCGATTACAAGTGCGAAGCGAACGTTTTCAGATACCGCGCGAAGGGAGCGAAGAAGGGTACTCCTTGGAACACGTGCGGGTACGTTGTTGCGTTCGCGGAGATGCAGGGAACGAAGAAACGGACGTTTGCGGACGTGGAAAACATTATCTTCGATGAAGCTATCCTAGAAACGATCGATTCGACTCACACGTACAAACGCAACGAATGGAATATGCTGAGCCGCATCATCGATTCATGTGCACGCGAGGACGCTTATAACGAAGCGCGGGTTAAACCGCGCTTGTTCCTGTTAGGCAACGCGGTTGATTTGCTCAATCCCTATTTCGCGGCGTTCGGTGTGCGCGGCGTGCCCGCCTACGGCTACACGTGGTATCAAGATAAGATGTGCCTGCTTCATTACGTGGAGCCGGATGAACACGATGCGTACCGCATGGAGCACACCCTAGCCGGGCGCATGGGGCAGATTACCGGCTATTCAAATGCAACATATGCGAACGACTTCAAGGAAGATACCAGATACGTGATGAAGAAGCCGCCCCGCGCCAAATACGTTATGGGCGTAGTCCACATGGGGGACGAGTACGGCATATGGGCGGACATGAGCGAGGGCTATTACTACGTGACATCAATCATACCGAACAACGCCCCGAACGTATACGCGCTCACGCGCAAGGATAACACCCCCAACCGAATAGCCGCGCAGCGAGCGCTAAAGACCATGCGCGTAATCGTCCAGATGTATTACGAGGGCAGTGTTTTGTTCGAGAGCGTGAAGGTGCGCGAGGGCTTTTTGGACGCTATGGCGCTCTATGGTGTAAAGTAGTATCCGCGCAAGCGATGACGGGCGCGCAACTCCATAAGTAGGGATGATTCGGGGAGCTATATCGTTCGGTCGATACCCGAACCCCGCGCGAGGTAGCAACGCGTTTTAATGGAACGCGTCTAGTTTCGCGGATGCGCTATAATGGGCGCGAACACGCATGTTTTTTCATCGCGTGTTCGCGCTCGATTCATATACATATAGAAAGGGGCTTGCAGTGGACGAGAACGAGAACCTGGCACCCGAGGAAGTCGAGATTGAGCGAACCGATGACGTTGACGGTGAGGAGGCGCACCGTATCGGCGAGTTCGATGACTTGCGCGACCGCCTGCAGCGCATCGAGTCGGTTGTAAACGCAATCGCAGACATCCTAGGCGAGATGCGCGCGACTGCGGACGCAATCGACATCGACAACGGCGCGACCGTGGTCGATGCGGACGGTGACGGGGACGCGGATATCATCGAGGACGATGTAACCGTCATCCCCGATTACGATGACCTTGACCTTGACCTTTAAGGAGCTGTACGAATGGCAACTAACAACACCACCATCGCCGGACGCGTATATCTCTCCGGCACCAACGATTTTCAGCAGCGAGTGCCGAACCCGACAATCTCCGGTATCGATGCTACGTCTAAATTCCTGTTCGACCCGATGAATCGCCGATACCTTAACGAGTTCGTGGACGCGTTCGTCAACCGTATCGGCACGCAAATCGTCCATAACAACCAGTGGGAGAATCCGCTCACCGTATTCAAGGGTTCCAATCTGCGCTACGGCGCATCCATTCAGGAAAGCGCGTTGAAGTGGCTCCGCGCCCACACCTACGATGTGGACGATGCGACCCTTCTCAAGGTCGAGCGCCCCGAAGCCGCAGTTTGGTATCACACCGTTAACCGCAAAGACCGCTACGATATCACGCTCGAACTCCCCGACCTGCAGCAGGCTTTCGCGGACGAGATGGGGCTTAACCGCCTTATCGATGCGGTTATGACCGTGCCGCGAAACTCCGATAACTATGATGAATATCTTTGCATGCTCAACCAGATTGCCTACTATGAGAAAAATTGGCAGTTCTTCAAGCATCAGGTAACCGCTGCGCCGACCGATGAAGCGACCGGCAAGGAGTTCTTGAAGGCCGTTCGCGCCTACGCGAAAAAGCTCAAGTTTCCATCTTCGCTCTATTCCCCGGTATCCGCGGAGTACGGAATCCCGACCTTTGCTAGACCTGAGGAGCTTGTGCTCTTCATCACAGCAGACGCAGCCGCTTCTATCGATGTTGATACCTTGGCGAGCGTGTTCCAGCTCGACAAGGCGGAAGCGGCGTACCGCACCATCGAGGTGCCCGAGTTGCCCGTCCCCAACGCTTTCGCGCTCCTCACCACTGATTCGTTCTTCGTCTGCAACGATTACGTGTACGCTAACGAGAGCTTCTACAATCCCCAGACATTGAGCACCAACTACTATCTGCATCATTGGGAGGTTGTGAGCGCGTCCCCGTTCGTGCCCGCGATTCTCTTCACCACCGATGCGGGTACCGCAGTATCCAAGCTCACGCAGAACGTTACCGGCGTTAACATCACTGCTGCTAAGACTTCGCTCAAGCCGGGTGACACTACGCAGCTCACCGTCAAGCTAACCGGCACCGTGACCGGCAACGATGAGGGTATCGAGGTCGCGCCCGATGCGGTTACGTGGAGCGTAACCGGCGAGACCGCAGCCGCAGGCGAAGGCGTAGGCGAGCCGCTTGCCCTGAACAGCGCTACCCGTGTCGACCGTCTGGGAGTCCTCCACGTTCAGAAGTCCGATTTGGAAGCAACTAACGTACTTCACGTGACCGGCACCACGTCCTACGTCAATCCGTCCGGCGCTACCACGCAGTACACCGAGACCGTTGACATCACAATTGCATAGCGGTTTATAATCGCTATAAAGCGACCACACGCGCCCCTGCTTGTGAACGAGCGGGGGCGCTTTTAGTGAAGGGGGTATCGAGTTGGATTCAGGATTTCCGAACGTTGGAAACGTTGATGTGTACAAGTATGACAACACGCTCGATTACGCGCGATTCAAGCCGAACGTTAGATTGAAGATGTGCAACGTGCCTTGGTGCGGGGACTACGAGAACGTTGTCAAGTTCGCCGATGACACCGCGCGCGATGCGTGGTTCGATAAGCTCGAAGGTGACGTTATAAACCTTGAAACCATGTTTAACGTCAAGCCGGATGGGAGCGCGAAAGTCCCCGTACCGGTGACATCCGCCCAAGGATACAACTACCTTGTTGCAGACCTGCCGCGCATGACAAGCGACACCCAACCGCTCAAATACGCGGACGGCGCACGCAAGCAACGTTTTTTCTACTTCATCCAAGATGCGCAGCAGCTATCGCCGAACACAACGCGCTTGATGCTGTCGCTCGATATGTGGACAACGTATATCAACGATATGCAATTCGATTACATTCTGCTTGAGCGCGGACACGCGCCGGTTGCCGCTAGTAACGTGAGTGACTATTTAGCCAATCCGCGCGACAATTCCACCTACCTGCTGACCGCCGATGTGAACACCGGTGGAGAGCCGTATATCGAGCGTGCGCGTGCCGTGAGGAACTACAGCGCGGAAGGTCAGCGCGCCTGCATCGTTACATCGTGCGACCTACCCGGCAATCTTGGAAGCGCTGCCGCGCCGCTTGTTCCGGTCGTGTCGGAAGAGCTTGTTTCGGGCGTTCTAGCCGCGCGTGTGTATTCGGTCGCGGTAAGCGACCTTGTGGGCTTTCTTCGTGCCATGGAGAAAAACGCGCCTTGGGTCAAGCAGACCATTCAAGGTATCTTCTTCGCCCCGACCGATTTGATAATCCAATATTGGGATTTCACTATTTGGGGTTTCAATGTAAGCGTGCTAGGAGCTTCGCAGCGTGTGGATAAATTCATCAAGCCAGTGGCTAGCGACTTTATCTACCCGGCGCGCGCCGCGAAGTTCGCCAAGCTCTACACATATCCTTACGCCGCTATCCGCGTGAGTGATGAAACGGGCGCGTCTTCAATCGTGCGCGTTGAGGATTTGGGAGATACCGGCATCGAGGTAGCGAGCGCTCTCAATCTCATAATGCCCTATATAACGATCGATGCGCGTTTGCTTGGAATCGCCGGCGCAACCGATACGCTGACGTTCCAGACCGCCGAAGGGCGCTCGTATTCGTACGGTGGCGCGTGGGGCGATTACCTGAAACGCTGGAACGTGCCTATCATGACGGTTACCCAGAGCGCCGCGAGCCGCGCCGACTACTCGACCGTCTATGAACGCGCACACGCTAAGCTTGCAGCGGATAACGCTCTAGCTTCTTCACTTGCATCGAACGCGACCGCGAACACCAACGCGAACAACTCCGCGCAGAACACCGTTGACGTGAACGCCATCAACGTTGCCGCGAACACCGCTATAACGGAGAACTCGAACAGCGCGGCCTTGAACGGCGCTACAGCCGCTAACAACAAGCTCAAAGCCGACTGCGATAGCGACAACGCGACCTCTACGGCGATTACCGGGTTGAACAACGATGTAATCGCGATTACCACGGCGAACAATAACGCCGCTTCTATCGGGCGCAACATCGGAAGCGTGATAGCCGCGTCACTCTCCGGGTCGGGTATAGGCGCTATCTCAGCCGGTGTAGCCGGTATCGCGGACACGGCCGTGTCGTTCCCGGCTGCGAACGCGGCGGCCGCTATCTCCCAATCGAGCAATGCAAACGCCGCTGCAATCGCGCAGACGAACGCGCTTGAGAAGACGCTCCACGCCGTCCAGTACACAGCAGCGAGCTACGGCGTGCAGAGTTCGGCCGCAACGAACGCAACGAATATCCGTAACAACGCTAGTACGTCCTGCGCCGCTTCAAACGCGTCCCTCACGCGCACCAATGCCGCGAACACCAAGACCACGGCAGACGCGAACGCGCAGCGCACATACTCGACAGCGATAGACGCTATCAATGCGCGATTGAACCAAGCAGGCGTGGCCGCTCCGGTCGTATTCGGAGCCGGAGCGAACGGGCAAGGGTGCGCTACGGCTCCGCGCGCGCTCTTCGCACAGGTGATAACGCAACGCGAATGCGACATTATGAACGCCGCGAGCGCGTTCGCCCGGTACGGGTACACGTTGATGCGCGAATGGAATATGCGCGATATGCAGGTTATGAAGCATTTCACGTACTGGAAGTGCACGGAGGTGTGGTGCAGCGGAAGCGGCAACGCGTTGGAAGATGCCCAGAACGCAGTGAAGGATATACTGATACGCGGGGTGACCGTCTGGGATACCCCCGAGGACATAGGACGTGTAAGCATCTACGACAATTTCAAGGAGTGATGACGCATGAACGATGCTATCAACATCGATTCGCTTTTGAAGTCGGACACGTATCAAAACATGAGCGATGAAGAGATTCAGGCGCTTATCGATTACAAGGTCGAGCGAGCGCGGAAAGACGCGGTTATCAGCGCCGATTACAAGGCGCACGAAAGGCTTATGCAGCATCTTCTAGGCGCTCAAGAGCTGGCAGTCAACGCCGCTAACGATGCGTTCAACAAGGCGATAGCGATCGCGAGCGCGTACAAGGAGGTTAATTAATGAGCAAGGGACGCAGGGGCTTCAAGCAGCGCCGCGCCTACCGTCCGGATTCGAGACCGGCGTATTGGCAGACGGAAGCATACAATCAACAGCTGTTCAACATGTTTCAAAACGATTTGATAGAGCTTGCGTTGTCGCGCTTTCATTGGGTCGGCTTGCCGGAGACGTGCAACGCCCGGTATCTAGAGTGGACTCTTCTCACCGAAGGCGCGGCAACTCTTGCCTACCCATCGCTTGCGAGCGACACGCTTCTATCGTTGAAGGCAGTCCAGCAAGGCGCCCCTAATATGTATGATGAACCCCGCGCGTGGCGTGCTATCGGCGCGACCGGTAAGACAAATTTCATGTGCAATTGGTCTCGTGGCGTGTGGATTTGGGAGAACGCGACCCGCTACCCGCTCATGGTGAAGATTAACATCTGGGCGCGCGAACTCGCCGACATCCTGCGCACGAAGCAGATTAACCGCTATCACATGCGCATGCCGCTAGTTATCTCAGCGCCGCAAGACCGCGCTTTCGATGTGCAGAACTTCTATAAGTCAATCGGCAACGGCGAGCCGTTCGTGCTGGCGTTTGACAATTTCAGCGACATACAGACTAACGCGACCATGCCGGAGCGTGCACGCGAATATATCGGGGATAAGCTTCAAACGGAATGGGCTAACACGTGGGATGCGGTATATAGGGAGCTGGGAATCGACTCGATGACGTTCAAAGCTGAACGCATGATTGAGGATGAAGTTAATTCGACCATGCAGCCCACGGAACTAGCGCGTTTGTCCCCGCTGACTTGCAGGCGCACCGCTTGCGACAAGCTCAATGCGCGTTTCTCCGGAAAGCTCACAGAGCCTATCACGGTTGTATGGGCGCGCGACAACATCACGGATAACTATGACATGCGCCACCGGTATGAAACGCTGTTTGGTAAGGAGGGGCAATAGTGTTCGAGTTTCCCGAGGTTCCCGTAAACGATCGTTGGGACGCTATGACGGTCACGCTCGGCGAGTGGTACGAGATGGGTTTCTACCAACCGCTAGCAGATGATTCTTGGCGCTTCGATGCGTATAGCGACCTGCAATATACGCAGCTGTGCCGCAAGATTATAGACAGGTTCTACTATCGCGAGGTATCCATCCCCACGCCCGCACGCTGGAAAACCGCGTACCTGCGAAAGCTCAACGAGATTATGCCTAAATATAAATTGCTCTATGAGCGCGTGGAGCAAGGCGTGAACCCGTTCCAAGCAGGCCGCGACCGCGCTAAGTCGCGAGATATCTTCTCAGACTTCCCGGAGACGATGCTTTCCGGCAACTCGGACTATGCGAGTTCCGGCACCGACCGCGAGAGCGACACCGTGCGCGAGGGCGATATAACGGAGCAAGCCGCGCGGTTCGCTGAATCGTGGAACGATGTTGATGTTATGATTCTCGATGAACTGGAGCACACGCTATTCACGTCTATAATGGTTCCGACCGTTCCGCTTTGGTAAGGAGGTTATATATGTTCACACCTTTGCCGTATTTCGACCCGTTTCTAATCTCGAATCCTACGCTACCTAAACTGTACTGGGAGGTTAAAAGCCCCGAACAGCTAACCGCTAACCTGTACTGCATCATCAATGCGTTGAAGGATTACGTTAACGAGACCAGCGGGCAGGTGAACGAGAACAGCGCGGCGATTGACACGCTGGAAATGCTGTTTGATAAGTTCATGCAATCCGGATTCGATGACTACTACGCGCAGCAGATTAAAGAATGGATTAACAACAACATCGGTTGGCTTTGGCAGACGTTCGGCCAGATGATGTTTGCGGGTCTGACCGATGACGGCCATTTCTGCATCTACGTATCGGACTCTTGGAGTGATATCACGTTCGATACCGGTGCCGTGTACGGCACCGAGGATTACGGGCGATTGATTCTAAGGTACGAGACCAGCGGGCAGGGCGTCATCGATAACACCGCGCCCGACTATCCCAATGACCACATCGCAGCTGACGTTGCGAAGTTGCAACGAGAAGTACAAGAGGTAAGACACACGCTTTACACGGCGCTTACTAGCATGGAGGTATAAGAAAATGGCAATCACAGCGCTTAAATTCGGTAAGACCCTGCGGCCTACCACGGTAGAACTCGTTACGAAGCTGAATGAAACGATTGCAGCGGTGAACGCGTTGAACCCCGCAACCGTAACGCAGCTTTCCAAGGACGTTGCAGCGTTGCAAGCGACCACGACCGACCTTACCAAAAAGGTAGCGACCAACACGGGGAGCATCACCACGCTAACGCAAACGCAGACTTCGCACACGCAGGATATCGACAAGATGAAAGTTACTTTGTACACTCCTCTTGCAAACCCCGACACCGACCCATCCAATCCCGCTAAGGAGATTTAACCATGGCAGTTACGCAATACGTGGGAGCGCGCTACGTCCCCCTTTTCGCCGACCCGCTCGAATGGGACAAGACAAAGGCATATGAGCCGCTTACCATCGTCTACCATACTGGCAATTCGTATACGTCTAGGCAGTACGTGCCGGTTGGTATCGAGATTACCAACACTGCTTATTGGGCGCTGACCGGCAACTACAACGCTCAAATCGAACAGTACCGGGCAGAGGTGCAGCGCTATGACGCGCGAATCACGGCGAACGATACCGCTATCAAAGCGGAGGTTAAGCGTGCGACCGCAGCGGAAGCTACTAAAGCGCCAACGAGCCACGCGAGCACGGAGACCGTGTACGGAGCTGGCAACGCAACTAACTACGGCCACGTGCGCCTTGCGACTGCGAGCACACCGGCAACGAGCGATGCTACCGCAGGCGTTGCGGCCACTCCCAAGGTTGTCAACGATGCGGTAGCCGCTGCATCTAACACACTTCAAACGTCTATCACTGCAGTTGAGGGCGATGTGGCCAAGCTGAAAGCGCAAATCGGGAATGGTGAAACGATCGATTCGCTCTTTGTCATCGGTGATTCGTATCTTGAGGGCTACAACCCAGCCGGGAACGTAACCGGATTTGGCAACGTCATCAAGCGCACGCTCAAGATAGCTACCTATCACGAGGACGCGCAAGGCGGGGCTAAATGGGACGCTACTACAGCAGCGCGCGTTACAGCCGATGTACTGAATTACGATGTGCTTCTAATCGCGCTCGGACATAACAACATGACCTCTAAGACCGTGAACGTGTCGCAGCACGTGGCCGCTACGCTCAACAAGCTGCAGACGCTGGGATACAAAGGCAAGGTGTTCCTGTGCTCCACGCTTGCGACCGCGAAATACACGTGCCAGAAGATGCTTGAGGTAGACGAGAATATCGTCCTCGGAATGCAGGCCGCGAGTTACACCTTCCCATGCGCATTCATCGCTAACGGGTGGTCTTGGCTTGTCGATTCAGACGATTTCGGAACAACTGACAAGGGGCAGCACCCGAAGCAGGTAGGCCAGAACCTAATCGCGGCCAACATCATCTCCGGCATGCGCGGAGGTAACACGCTCAACGCTGCGCATTCCTACGGCAACTCGGGAGGTGTGTACGTGTCGCGCGTGATGATGAACGTTATCGTTAACGTACTCGGAGCGAAGGGCAATGACGGCACCGTTGTTTACAAGCCCGCGCTCCCGTTCAACATGGTTGATACGTATTTCTTCGTGATACAGGGCAATGACGGAAGCACTAAGCACATGAGCTTTAAAGCTTATGAAGGCGTGAAGATTACATATCAGAACGTGACTAACGCGGTCTACGGCTCAGCGATGACCACGCTACCGGAGAACGCACCGGCTTAAAGTCACAGACCCCGCGCGGTTATAGTCGCGCGGGGTTTTTCGTTGTTGCGAGAAATTATATAAATCGTTGTTGCTAATCGTTTTAATGTGCGCTATAATGAATTTGTCGATAAGGGAAACACACAGAAAGGACTATCGGCAATGAAGGTTTACGAGTACAGCAAGAAAGCAAGCAACGGAATCCATCACGCACATATCTGCGCGAACGAGAAGGCTATCAGCGTTTATATGGAGACCAGCCTTGATATATTCGAGTTTGACGCGGATACAATCAAGCAGGCCGACCGGATTATTAGAAACCACGGATTCTTGCCTGTAGAAGAGCCTACCGGAGAGAAGGGATTGAGCTACATTCAATTCAACGTTTGGTATTACGATTTCGAATACAACGACAAGCGCGTTAGGACGTTCTCACGAATCGAAAATGCAACGCAATTTGCTACTTCTCTTGTTGATGATTCAAAGCATAGATTTATCGAGCTGGAAAGTGTATACTAGGGATGTGTTTCCCTTCCCCTCAGCTAAACCCGCGTGGCCTTGC